TACCTGTTAATTGGAATATCTCTGCTTCAATGTCAGATACATCTTCACCTTTACCAACTTTTTCATCTCTTAAAATTAATAGTTCTGATACTCTATTAGCACCGCTTTTGTAACCTATTCTTCCGCCATTTTTAAATTTTAGTTCATAGCTATATATTTTATCCGCTAATTCTTTTCTTTCATCAGAATTTAATTCACTTACCTTTTTACCAAATTCTTGCATTGAAAACTCATCTTGTCCCTCTAATAAAAAATCTATTTCTCTTATCGCATCTGTTCCATCTTTAAGACCTATTCTTCCACCATCCTTTTGTCCTTCACCAAGATTTATAGTAACTATTTCTTTTAATATTCTTGCATCTCTTGGATACCTATTGGGGTTACTTAATATTCTGTATAGGCTAGGCATAGTGTAAGATCTATCAGCACCACCTCCACCACCTAGTCTTTTAAATAAATATGCTTTTTCGGCTCTACTAAAATTAATACCCCCTGCCATCATCATATCTTCTTCGTCTTCGTCACCACCTGCTTCAACGTCGATTGCCATAATACCTATTTCCGACTCACCCTCTTCAGGTGAACCAAATTTTCTATCTACTCTTGTAATGTTAGTTCCAAATCCTGTACTAGTATCCATCATCATAGACTCAGGAGGTAGATCGGATTTTTTAACTTTTACTGGTCCATCTTCCGTCATTATAATTACAAAGTCTTCTGTGCTTGTGTCAGGCATAATTTCTTCTAGTAATTGTGTTTTTATCATTTCATTAGCACCAGACTCGAATCCTATTCTGCCACCATCTTTTTTACCCGCAAAAAAATTAGTTAAGTAACCTGCGTACTCTGCTTTTTTTTCGTCTTTTCTAGCTTCGTTATATTCTTCTTCAGTTAGATCCATACCTGCATCATTAGCTAACGCCAAAGCTTCTGCGTATGAAGTTGCAAAAGTTATTGCTCCCATTACTGCTGCTTTGTCAATAGAACCATCTTTATTTGTAAACATAGCTTTACCAAATTTTTTAGCTCCATCTCCAATTGTTTTAGCAACTTTACCGTAATCTTGATTACTTATTCCATCAAATAAATTTTTTAAAAATCCAGGATCATTTTGAGTTACTATAGATTTATCTACCACTGTATCTTGTATTATTCCAAAACCATCAGCTCCACCTGTAGCTAAATCAATTGATCCATCTCCTGCTTGTATGTTAAGAGGTTTTTTTAAAGGTTTAGAACTATCAATAGCTTGAACACCTTCAGTTCCTCGGTTCGAGAAGAATTTGCCAAGACCAGTGTCACTACCAAAAGGGGTACTAAATCCACTTTTAAATCCACTGCCTGTAAAAGCTCCACCATCTCCAAAAGGATTACCTTGAAAACCTGCTCCACCTAAATATCTAGCAGCTTGTCCACCACCATAAGTTAATGCACCTCTTTTAAGTGATGACCCTATTTTACCAGTTTGATCAAAACTGCCAAGACCCGCCATTGCTGCTGCAACTGCTGGGTTAAAGGGTGCAACAAAAGGAGCAGCTTTGACTGCTATATCTGCTACTTCATTAGGTATAATTTTTCTAACAAACTTTTTAAGCTTACTACCTAAGCCAAATTTTTCTCTGGGTGCAACTTGCATTATCCCACCGTCTGCTTGTAATTGTCTGTTCATTAAAGATCTAGATATCGCCATAATTTAAATATATTTATACTGTTAAGCAGGCGTAGAAATCCTGTAAATATGATACTTTATTTGATTTTTTTACTATCGTCAACCGATTTGACAGGTCTTCCTGCTTGCCATAAATCATCTCTAAATCGACCTTTATAACAATACTCTCCAACGTGAGTTATAGGAGCATCTATGTAAGCGTACACCTTACCACCTATATCCGTCCATCTTTGACAGAATCCAAAGTCTTCTCCAAAATATCTCTTCGTTTTAGTGTCATGTAAGGTGTCAAATAAATTGTACATATTATCTTTTTTAACCTCTTTACCATTAATATTGGTAGGCTGATATATTTCTAAATGAGGGTATTCTTTAATCATTTTCTCAAATACATTTCTTTTAATTAACATACATCCAGTTGGGGCATGAGTGAGCTCCATTAATCCTTTGTCCACGGTTATTGAATTAGGGTCCTCTACTTTAACGGGATAGGTAAATCCTGCCGTAGCCAAGTCTTTTTCATTACTGATAGCATCTTCTTTAGTGTTGAGTCTTCGCCATATTTTATCCCAACTTAAAAGTTTCATAGGATAGGGTAAGCTAATTATATCTTTATCAAACTCTAACATTTTAAAAATAGGCTCGTGATCAAAATCAATGTCAGAGTCTATAAACAATAAATGAGTATATTTATCTTCATGATTTAAAAATTCTGCTACACATAAGTTTCTACCTTGTGTAACTAAAGATGATTTAAGTAATGTAAAACTACATTGTATTCCTTCTTTGGAACACGCCATTTGAAACTTTAGCACAGCTTGACAGTAATGCATACTGACATCACTATGACAAGGAGTGCATACCATTATCTTGTGAGGTGAAGTACCTAAGTTTATTTCTACCATTTTATTTTCTACCTTATTAGTTTTAATTGTTTGATAGGTATCATCGTTTGCTGTTTCGGTTTTATCTACGTTAAACCATATTGGTTCATTTGGCTTTGGCATTAAGAGCTCCTTTTAAAAATGTTTTCCACGAAGCAGCTTGTTTAGGCCAAGAATAATATATCTGAGTGTAATTAGCTTGAGTGGTTAAATGACTATGTATCTGCGGCTCGTGTAAAGTTTCTGCAGCGGCAGAAATACCATAGGCAAACTTTTCTGCTAACGCTTTGTAATTACTGTCATAAGGAATATACATTGGAAACTCTGCTCCTGTTTCAAACAAAGCTCCATAATCGGTTACAATACTATATAGTCCCGCAGACATTGCTTCTAATAAAGAAATACAAGAAGTCTCTTCGAAGATACTAGGATAAACATACATATTATAATTTGGTAAATGTTCTCTAATATATTCATTTGGTTTATAACCAATGTAATTTACATTAGATAAAGACTCAGCTTGGTCATATAATGCTCTATAATTAAAATCATTTTGTTCATGAAACTCTTTACCGTATACCTCACAGGAAGAATAAACATCTAAAGTAATTAACGGGTTTTTAATTAATTGCATTGCACCAAGTAAAACAGATAATCCTCTCCAGGGTGTGTTCTGATGAATTATTTTAATAGGTTTACCCTTTTCATAATGTGGAGATTGTTTTATTTTCTCAACTCCATTTTTAATAACCACACATTTTTCAGTAGGGATACCAAACATCATTCTAAATTTTTCATAATTCCAATGAGAATTAAAAACATACCAATCATATTTGTGATGATTAGCTTTATCTTTAAACCACGGATATAAATTCGGTTGATCGTAAGAATTTTTTTGCCAAAGTATATTAAGTTTATTAGGATCAATGGGAACTTTACCCGGTACGCTAGTACAAATTTGTACTTGATCTAATAAATTTTTATCTACGTATTGATGTAAAAAACCTAGTTGTAATTCAGTTCCACCTTTAGGGCTTTGGTTTCTTATTTTCATTCATAACTTTCTGGAAAACATCCAATCCTTTCGGTGAGACGTGAACTGTAACATCGGTTACAATATCAGGACCCTCTACTTTCTCTTTAGACGTTTTGCCTGTTTTTGTGTTTCTATAAATTGTTATCGTTGTACAATCTATTTTATGTATATTATCCGTTTTCATTCTCTCTGTTTATAAGCGCATAACTAACTACTACTTCAAGTTTATTAGCGGTTTCTGCTTGAGCTTTTATAGCATCTCCTGCTTCTAAATTCAACCCCTGTTCTGTGGCATTGACTGTGCTTGTAGCAGGTATGTCTTTTCTAAAAAATTCTACATCTGTACTAGCAGATGAATCTCTTAGATCACAATTAACTAATACAGCTCCTGTGCTGTTATTGGATACATATACAGATTTTATAATAGCTATAGCGGACGTAGATATAGTTAAAAGAGTTGTCATAGCCGTTCCGTCTAATATTTTAGATGCGTTTTTATATTGTATTGTCATGATAAAAAATAATTAAAAGCGTCTTGTTCATTTTTTAAATCTTCTTGAAAAGAAAAATTAAGTTGTTGTTTCATTGTAGTCATTGACTCAATAATTTGTCTTTGATTTTCTGCGTCATATTCTTGTTTAGGTTCAGGTATATAGTTAGTTAGTTTAGCCATTACGCTCTATTTATTTTTCTTAATGTTTTAGCAAAACGAGCTCGTTGACCTAATTTACCTTTAGCTTTAGCTGCCTTATTTAGTTTGTCTAAAGGTATCTTTTCACCTTTTTTAATATTTAAAGCTTTTCTTAAAGAACCTGGTTTCTTAATTGCTTTTTTAATGTTTAATCTTTTTGTCATTATCTTCTCCCGTCTGGTTGAGCATCCATTCTAAAACTACCATAACGCCATGTTTCACCTGCAGCATCGTTTTCTATTTTTAAAGATAGTAATCTTCCTCTTGCTCTAGTGTCCACTTTATCAGTGGTAGAAGTTATTGTAAAGGGACCTAAAGGTGAGCTTGATTGAGCATCTGAAGGGTAATCCGATATAAATAAAGTTACTTTAGAATTACCTACTAAAAATTTATAATCTGGCATAAATCTTCTCATCGACATAAATATTTCTCCATCATCAATATCAAAATCTCCAGATCTAATAAAAGCATTAATTGAGCTTCTGCCTGAACTATTAACTTGATCATTTCCTACTTCATGAGCGTAGTAGATAGACGCTCCATATAAATTGGTAATACCTAAAATATCTGGAAACACTGGAGTGGTTGTAGATTCGTAATCTGTTGCATAAGGTTTGTCAAATACACCTTGATCAGCGTAAGTAGTTCTATCTAATGATGAAGTAGTCCAAACATTTTCTTGATAATTGTAAGTTACACATCTATCTATTTGTTCTGATCCATTTTTTGGATAAAACCAATTTACTTCAGTATATAAAGAATTTGGTGCAGAAAAAATTACATCAGAGGAATTAAAATTAAGACCTAAATTTCCATTTTGTGTTGTAAATACAAAGTCTTCTACTAAACAAGGTAAGGCTTTTACAGTACCATCATACATAAAAAACCCACCTTCATTAGACATCCAATATATAGCGCCATTGACATAAGAAGCTGCATGTTGTCCTATGCATCCACAGTTTGTACCAACTTGTCTAACACTAAAAGTAAAGGGAGGACCTACAAATTGAATTACATAAGCAGCGTTATCTGTTAAAACAAAAACATAATCTTTACCTTGAAGAGCGGCTCTAATTTCATTACCAGTATCAAGTCTAAATGTTCCTGCGGTGTTAGTAGCAGTTGGTAAATAAGTATTTAAATCTTCTTGATTAGAAAATCTTACAAACATAGGATCTTGAGTTGTTGTATCTCCAATAGTTGTTTCGGTTCCGAAATGAAATAAGTGTCTGTCTCGATCTGAGACTAATGTAAATCTGCTGGCTGTAGGATTGTTACCTGTTGCAAAACCTGATGTAGTTAATGATGCTCGAATACCTCGAGCTCCTGATGCTCCAGCATTCCACGTAAAAGTTTTACCATTAAGTATAGTTGCAACTAATACTTGACCAAAATTATCAAGGCTCCAATTTCCTGGATCTAAAATTACATCACTAGTTGCACTTTCAGTTCCCCATGTGCTAGATCCCCATAAATCTGTACCCCAACCATAA